GACGTCCTCTTTCCAGGTGGTTACGGAGAATTAGACCCACCGATTGAAGGCATTGATGGTGGACAAGCAGACGACCAAAACTATCTAGACCCAAAAGAAGTGCAAGCTCGAGAGGGATTTGATGATTATAGCGCCACGGACGGCGCCATGAAAATGGCCAAGCTCATCGGCGGTGCGCTGCCATTTGCGAACGGAAAAATAGTATTTCAACCTCCAGGAACGTTTAAAGAATTAACCCAGGTAGGCAAGCTCCAAAGTGACAACGCAACAACGTGGTTGTGGGTAGATATATCGAAGTTCAAGATTTCCGGTCAGTCGACTGCAATAAGGAACACAAAAAGAAACAGAGGAGCAAAAAAAGATACATATTTTCATATGGGATCAGAAGAAATTGTTACTGCAACAGGACAAGTATTTAAAGACGGAAACTTGAGACCTATCGTCGCAATTTTTAAAGGAGAAAACATGTTAGATCCTGATGAAAATGGAGAAATTGTTGAAGGAACTTCACCAGAAAGAGCAGCATACATAACAAAAGAAGCGTATGTAGCATCGAATATAATGGACTTGACGCAGGGTCTTGCAAGCATTTCTTCACAACTTAATCAGGACTCTTTAGAAAACCGTGTGTTTCCAACGTTGAGCGCTGTTGAAGGTGGTAGGAAGCAAATTGAAGCGTTGAAAAAGATGACTGCTGATAAAGCAGAAAAAAAGTAATCATTAAATAAAACCTGTCTTTTGGTCATCATGTCGAGCATTGACGATATTTAACGTTGTCATCAATGGGTACATATAACTTTAAAAGTTCTGGTAAGTCGGTCGAACAGCTTAATGTAGAACTACCTACAAGAACGTCATTACCCATAGGGATTCGTACACCGTTGCGTCTTGATGACAAAAACTTATTTGCAATGACGTATCTTGTCTCTGAACAAGTCCACGACAATCTTAGGAATTTGTTGTTAACTAATTGGGGTGAGCGATTAGGCTTTTATAATTTTGGAGCAAATTTACGAGAACTAACGTCTGAATTGTCTAACATAGATGCGTTTGACGAAGAAGCTATATCTAGAATAAGAAGTGCAGTAACAAAATGGATGCCTTTCGTCATTTTGAAAGACTTCGTTTCTGAAATTGATAATGAAAGAAATATAAATACTGGAATTGTAAAGATTTCAATAACATACAGTGTACCCCAACTAGGCGTAGAAAATAAAGCGTTACAGATAAGTTTATACGTAATATGATAGTTAGTGGTGATAAAAATGGCGACAGAACTGAAACAGATTAGAACGAGAGGATATCTAGCAAAAGACTTTGATGCTTTTAGATCTCAATTATTGCAGTATGCTCGCCTGTATTATCCAGATAGGATACAAGATTTTTCTGAAACTTCGTTAGGAGGAGTATTTCTTGATTTAGCGTCTTACACGGGCGACATCATGTCGTTTTATCTTGATCACCAGTATGGTGAATTAGATCCTAATACCGCCGTAGAAACAGAAAATGTAGAAAGGTTGATAAGATCATCTGGCGTTACAATTGTTGGAGCGTCTCCTGCGTTAGTAGACGTAACTATTTACATAGAAGTTCCTGCTGTGGACATCAATAATGCTATAGTCCCGCTACCAGAAGGATTACCCATTGTTAAAGAAAATAGCGTTTTTAATTCGACAAGCGGAATAAATTTCAATCTTTTAGCAAATGTAGATTTTTCAAAAAAAAGGTCTGATGGAACTTACGCTGCAAATATTCAAGTTGGAAAAATTAATGATTTAGGGACGCCGACAACTTTTATCATGTCATTAGATGGAACTTGTATATCAGGAGAACAAATTTCAGAAACAATTACATTCGGCGCGTACACTCCCTTTCCGTCTTTTACATTATCTCGACCAAATATAACTGACATCTTGACCGTCACAGATGATCGAGGAAATTCCTATTATCAGGTAAGCTCTTTAACGGATGATGTAGTTTATCGCAATGTTTTAAACATGGCGAGAGACTCTAACGAAATATCTGAAGCATTAAAAGTAGTTCCTGCTCCTTATCGTTATATTAATATCGTAGATTTAGCAACGAGATCCACACGTCTGATATTCGGGGCAGGCGACGATACAAGCCTTGAAAACGATGCAGTTCCTGATCCTTCAGATTTTGCTATTTCATTGCCATATTCAAAGACGTTTTCTAGAACATCAATAAATCCATTACAAATGTTAAAAACAAAAACATTAGGGATTTATTCTGCAAATTCTCAAGCAGTTGTAACATATCGTTACGGAGGCGGTTTAAACCACAATGTTTCTCCGGAGTCGATTAACATAATAAATCAATTATTGATTGATTTTCCATTAAACCCAACCGTAGATATTACTTCTTTCGTTAGAGGAAAATTATCTGTAATCAACAAAAAGCAAGCATCAGGCGGAGAAGATGCACCTTCTATAGATCAATTAAAGTCTCTTGTTCCTTCTGCAAAAAATGCTCAAGAGAGAATTGTAACGAAAGAAGATTTATTATCAAGAGTTTATTCAATACCTTCAAACTTTGGACGCGTCTATAGAGCAGCTGTAAGATCTAATCCAAATAATCCCTTGTCGACGCAATTGTTTATTGTATCCAGAACTCCTGAATCAAAATTGATAACTTCGGCTGATACATTAAAAGAAAATTTAAAAAAGTATCTTGCACCTTATAGGCTTGTTAATGATGCGATTGACATACTAGACGCTTACATCATCAATTTATCTTTATTGTTTGAAGTTGTTATAGACCCATCGTTGAATAGGCAGCTTGTTCTTCAAGCAGTATTACGATCTTTAACTGAAAAATTGAATATAAACAATTTTTCGATTGATCAGCCTATTGTTATTTCTGATATTCAAAATTTAATTTATGTGACTCCAGGCGTTTTATCTGTTACAAATTTAGAGTTTAGAAATTATGTTGACACTGTCAATAACAGATCCTACAGCGATGTAACTTTTGACGTCAAAAACAATATAAGAAAAGGAATCCTTTATCCACCTCCTGGCGGAATATTCGAGTTTAGATACCCAGATTATGACATCATTGGAAGGACGTCGACGTAAAAATGTTTAAAGTTTTAAAAGCCGATAAAGACGCCTACATCACGAATAGGTTTATTAAGACAGCTAGCTCTGGATCCTTTCGAACAGGATCTAACGTCGGAGGCGCAGGAACGCTAGATCTTTTTAAACTTTATGGTGTTACGACTTCATACGAAAATTCTCCGAATCTAGAACTTTCAAGATTGTTGATTCACTTTGATCTTACGTTTTTAAAAGACTTAGTGTCACAAGGAAAAATAAACATAAATAAAAGTAGCTTCAATTGCACTTTAAAATTATTTGATGTTTATGGCGGCCAAACAACACCAAACAATTTTGATATTTCTTTATTTCCATTGTCTAGATCATTTGATGAAGGATCTGGAAGGGACGTCGTATATTACTCCGATTATGATGTAACAAATTTCATGAGTGCATCAATCGCCGGAGGTTCCTGGATAGTTTCAGGATGCGGATTTGGCGGAGGAGCAGAACAATCTTGCGATTACATTACTGCATCGGCTATGTTAAGTAATTCAATTCTTGAAGTTTCTCAGCATTTCAATTCTGGTGAAGAAGATCTTTCTCTTAATATAACGACAATCGTTTCAGCAACGTTGGCAGGTATTTTACCTGATAGAGGATTTAGGTTGTCTTTAAAATCATCTCAAGAAAATGACAAATATTCTTACTTCGTAAAAAGATTCTCTTCAAGAACAGCATATGATTCGACGAAACATCCAAGAGTTATAGTCAAATATGATGACTCGATTCAAGATGATTCCCAAATTTTAAGATTCGATTCAAGATCCAGCATATTTTTAAGAAATTATGAATTTGGCGAACCTTCTAACATATTAAGCGGTTCTTCTTTCATTCCTGTCACCGGATCTAATAGTTTATTATTAAAACTAAGTACTCAACTGTCTAATGGGTCAGGCTCTTACAATTTATACTTTACAGGAAGTCAATACTCTGATGGCTTAAATTTTGTCCCTGGGCTGTATTCTGCATCATTTACTATACCACAATCAAACGCAACTCTTAAACAAGAACTTATAAAATCAGGTTCTGTTGTTTTCACTCCTATTTGGCAATCGTTAGATAATACTGTAAGCTATCATACGGGAAGTGAAGTAACAGTATATCCTCCTGAAAGATCAACAAGCGCAATTGACTTTAAAAAGTACATCATCACTACATCTGGATTGCAATCCATTCATAGAACAAATGAAAATGTGTTTATAAGAATAAACATTTTTGACCATGCTTCTCCATACATCAAATTAACAAAACGACCAATAGAATTAGCAGGTATTGTCATTAAAAAGGTATACTACCAAATTAGAGATATTTTAACAAATGAAATCGTTGTTCCTTTTGATGAAACATATAATTCTACACGTTTAAATAGCGATTTTAATGGAATGTATTTTACTCTGGACACATCAAATCTTACAGCTGAAAGAAGTTATACCATTGACGTCATGGTAAATGTCGGTGGAACAAAGAAGATTTTTAATTCTGTTTCTAACATTTTTAATGTAAGCGATACCCAGGTTATTTAAGGAACCATGTCAAATTATAAAGCGTCGCAGTATATTCCGTCATTCATTAAGTCTTCTATAGAAGGCAATAAGTCATTCGTAATGTCTTATTCTGACGTTAAGGAAACGAATTTAAATAACATTGACTCATTTGCTTATGATCCTGCAGGGACTGGTCTAAAATCTACGCAACAGTTAAACGTAGATTGGACAAAATTTGAAAACCATACTTTCTTTATGTCAGCAGAGGCGAAGGTAAACCTTGCATTCGAGCAGATCATAAATGGGTATCCTTTCGACGGAAGCAAGCAAGAAATAGAAAACTTTTTTACTAATCTTTCTGGATTTGACAAGTGGGTTTTTGATACTTTTCCGAAGTATCACGGGCAGCTTCATTTTTCAGGAACACAAACGTCTGAAACTACACCTGATTTAGGATCATATATCCTAGTCAAAGATATACCCGGCGCATTGTTTCCCGCGCTTAGCCCAGACGCTTCAGCAAAAGCTTCAATATTGAATCCAAAAAATGGAAAATCTTTAAGCATAGAAATGCAATTAAAAATTCCAGAAATTGTAACCAATGGAACACAGGTTATTCTTCAGAAAATTAATCCTGATAACAACCATGGCTTTTCTATACGGCTTAATCCTACTGTTTCAACTTCCACAGTTCAAGCACAATTTGACGTATTTTCAGGATCATCCTACATGACAACTTTTAAAGAAATAAACAAAGGTGAATTTAATCATCTTTGTTTTATTTTAGATAGGGATGACCCGCTTAACAGATTAAAAATCTACAATAATGAAGATTTAAAAAGCACTTCAAACGATAGCACGAATTTTGGTAATTTAAATATTGATTTTTCAGATCTTGTTATTGGAAGCGGTTCAGCATATTATGTTGGAGGCTCATCAATAGTTCCACAGCAAACTTTATCTGGAACTATTGACGAATTAAGAATATTTCATTCCGTTAGAACTCAGCAGCAACAATTATCTTATGCTAAAAAATCAATTTATGCAACAGAAGATTTAAAGTTATACTATCGTTTCAACGAGCCTGAACCTCCTTTATCGCCCATCGTTGATGACATAACAAATGCTATAGTTCTTGATAGCTCTGGAAATTCTTTACATTCTTATATTATAAATTTTTCAGATGGATTAAGAGAAAACGCAAACAATGACACGACTAGCAATTTAATCTATGAAAGAGATGATACTTGTCCAATACTCTTTCCATCCCACCCAGATGTTATTAATTTAAACTCTAACTTATTATTAAGTGCATCCAGTTATGATGTAGAAAATCCTAATCTTATTACTAGATTAGTTCCAAGACATTATCTTTTAGAAGGAGCGCAAACAGAAGGATTTACGTTAGCTGAACAAAATAATGGTTCTTCTTACGGAGGAACTGGAATACCAGGTCAAGGAAAATTAAGCAACGTGCAGTTAATGTTGTCTATGCTGTATATTTGGGCAAAGTTTTTTGATGAAATTAAACTATTTTTGGATGCGTTTAGCAGCTTAAGGACAGTTGATTATGATCTTAATAAGAGTATACCAAATAATTTCTTATTTGACATAGTAAAACAATACGGATTTTACCTTCCTCCTCTTTTTAACAACTCGACAATAGAGCAATACGTTGACGGAGAAAACATTGATTCATTAGCAAAAAGCAATGAAAGCATGAGCCTTCAACGCGTACAACACGAATTACTAAGAAGAATTTTAATAAACTTACCAGCAGTAGTTCGGTCAAAGGGAACGCAACATAGTATTAAATCTTTTATACGAGCAATTGGTGTCGATCCTGATAGCAGCATGCGATTCAGAGAATATGGCGGCCCAACATACAAACAGTTAACAAGCACTAGAGAATCAAAGTCAGATGTGACCGCAATGATAAATTTTAAAACATCATCGTTGGTCATCTCTCCATATCTTTCTTCATCAAGAACTGAAGTTGGATATCCCTGGCCAACTGGAAACTTTGTTAATAAACTAGATTATCATCCACATGGAATTTCAAATTCAAGAAATGACGGATTGTTTACTTCTGGTTCTTGGACATTTGAATCAAGTTTCAAATACAATTTGATATCAATACCGCTAAGCTCTGCAACACAAAGCTTAGGAAGGTTGTGCGTCACTGGTTCAGGAATACAAAATCCAGGATTGGTTGCAAACTTAATTGGGTATTCAGATGTTGAACCAAGAATAGAATTATTTTTAAGACCAGGCAACAATTCTTCTTCTAGTTATTTAAAACTTTCACTAAATCTGCCAGAAGATTCGTTGTTTAATGGAGACATATGGAATGTTTCTTTTGGTTGTCAAAGAAATGACTCAATTAATTCTAAAGTATCTTCATCTTACTTCTTAAGAGCAGGTACACAAACAGATGGTGAAATTAGATATCTCGCAACAACATCATCTTATTTTTATGAATTAACAGGATCAGGTTCACCATTAGACTCAAACGTTCTTAGAAGCTTAGATGTAGTAAATAACACTAACGCATCAGGAACATTTATAACATTGGGAAAAAATCAAACAATCCCATTCGGTACGACATCAACATATAGGTTTTTAAATAACTCGTTATATGTTTCAGATGATTCAGCAAGAGTAACTAATTTTGATGGTAGAGCAATGAAAATGAGATTCTGGTCTAAAGCTCTTACAGAAAAAGAGTGGACAGAACACGTAAAAAACTACCAGTCACTTGGCGTTGATGATCCAAGAACTAACTACAATTATGCTACAACACAATCTGGATCTTTCGAAAAATTAAGATTAGACGCTTTGACAAAACAGCAGCTTACGACAACAGACGCAAACGGAAATATTACATTCTTAGATTTTAGCGAAAATAATATGCATCTATCAGGAAGAGGATTCGGCTCTACAACGAATTGCATTTTCCCAGAAATTGTTAGATACACATATCTTTCTCCTTATTTTGACGAAGCGTTGTCAGATGATAAAATTAGAGTTAGAGGATACAAACAGGACGAATTAATTGACAGATATGCATGGGCGTCTAGATCTCCGGTTTATGAAATTGTTAGATCAGAAGCGCCCCAAGATGATGTCAGATTTTCTATCGACTTTTCTTTGACAGATACGTTGAATAAAGATATCATTAACATGTTTTCAACTTTTGAATCACTAGAAAACTTTATAGGAAGTCCAGAACTAGTTTATTCACCTGACTATCCAGATTTAGAAAAATTAAGAAACGTTTATTTCAATAGGCTAAAAACAAAATTAAACTTTAGAGCATTTTTAGATTTCTACAGCTGGTTTGATTCTACTATAAGCAATTTTATTGAACAATTACTACCAAGAAAAACAGTATATAAAGGAACAAACTTTTTAATTGAATCGCACGTTTTAGAAAGACATAAACACGAATACTATTCTAGCGAAATTTATATTGGAGAAGCAGATCGAAACAGAATTAAAGATGTATTACTGCTGCAACAAATTGTCGGCACTTTTAGGAAATACTAATGAGCAACGAACTTAGTAGAACATTACAGCTATTGACCCCTAAAAAAAATACTTTATTTTTTTATGGTTTCTTACCACAAAATAATAAAAATTATTTTGATGATGGTTCAGGTGCAGATATTGATGAAAAAATAAAGTCAAGCACAGTACAAAATTACGTATTAACAGGATCAATGGATACTTCTGCTATTGATCCATATCGACAAGGCGTAGAATTAACAAGAATAAAACACTTTGATGCAGGTTCAGCAGTAAAAATTCATGCCGGTGAACCAGGACACATTCTAAAAAAGAATCTTTACGGCGTAGATAAGAACTTCTTAAAACAAAACTATTATTCTGATCTAGACTACTTTGATCCTGTAGAATATATTTTGTCTCAAGAGTCTGTCACTTATCCAATTATTACTCATGATACCGATGAAACTGAAAATTATAACTTCAACGGTGTAATTGAGCCGCTTACAATCCGCGCCATCGCCGCATTGTTTAGCATCGATGTTCCATTTGAAGCTCATTCAGTCAAAGGAATGATGATGGACGGCAATCACGAAACAGCAATGGCAACTAGCAGAATACAAACTGTTTTTACAAAAAAAGAAAATCATAGACTACCTGCGTGGTTAGATCTTGTCGATATGATGGGTACAGCGAAGAAAATACCCACAATAGCGTTCTTTAATGATGAAAAAACTTTTTTAAATCCATTTAATGATGCCTCGACCAAAGTACAATTATCGATAAATTTATCTGAAGCTATGAATAGCGCTGTTTTAAAAATGAATCCGCAAACAGAAAACTACGTTGCTGAAAATGAAATTTCAGCAACTTGCGGATGGACTTATGATGATGTATGGTCCAAGGGAACTGATTCAATAGCCTTCGGAGGCTTAGGATACTAAAATGCCCACTCCAAAATCTTTGCGAGCTGCTCCGAGCAGAACATTTGAAGATTATATTCTTACGTTGACCACCGACACTAGCACAGGATTGCTCAAAGTTCCACAAGAAAAATTTTCTCACGTTCCTGGCCCACCTGGAGATAGTGGAAATGATGATAACACTAGCGACCCACTAGATATAGGATTTGCTTTTAAGTTTGACGGAATCACATATCATCAATACATGGTTTCAACAAACGGGTGGGTGATATTAGTTGATCCCACAACACCTGGAGGTACCCCTAACGGCACTATTATTAGTGATGTAATGGTAAACACATATACCAATTCACGAATTAACTCATTGTTTACAAGAAATCACGTATTGTTTGCTGTTTGGTTTGATGATTTAAGAAATACCTACTCGTCGCCACAAAGTTTGGGATTAACGTCAGCACAAATAGACTTATATGAAAAAGGATTATCTCAACCTGACAAAAAAATTAATCCAAGAAAGTATGGGGTTCAATATTTTCTTGAAAAAAACTCTAACGAAGGAAGAAGATTAATCATTCGATGGAATTGTGTATCTGATTTTTCAATCCCAAACAGCATATTAAATTTTGACTTTGTCCTATATGAAAATGGAAAGATAGAATATAGATACGCTTCGAGAGACTCAATAAGTGCCTCGACTGCAAATGAAGATGCAACAATAGGCGTGTTCATGCCTGGATCTTCTAATAGGTTTAGAGATTTTTCGTACGAACTTGATTATGGCGTGCAAAGACAACGATACAAGTTTGGCGGCGCAATTTATGACGCTACATATTCAGATACTGCAGACACTTTTACTGTTCCATATGGCGTTGGATTAAAACCAGGTGATTATTGGCCGGGACAAAAAAACGTTGGGTCTGTTTTTACATTCCAACCTCCGTTAAACAGAAGAAAAGTTCTTCCACGACAAACGCTTAGAGAAAGAGATTCGAGGTTAACGCTACCTACTACTATAAGAACTGGAGATTCTAGATCAGGAAATCATAACATAATATTTGATGATAGAAAATCTATAGTCTATAAATCTTCAGGTATTGTCGTAAACTACCCAACGACGTTACCCAGATTCTATTTGGGAGAATCTATTGGCTCTGTAGAAAATCAAGATCTATTTTCAGGAGAATTTGTTGTAACTGGTGGCATATCAAAATCTAACGTACAGGACTATCTAGAAGATAATCAAAAAAGTTACATTTCTCCATTCAACGAAAATAAGCTATTCGAAAATGACCCAGGGTCTGACACAGATCAATTTTTTACAGTTGGATCTAGCGTTCAAGATGTAGGTGAAGGGTTTAAGCAATCTCTTAAATCAAAAACGCAGATTAGGTTATCTTTCAGAGTTGATCATAAAACAACGATGTTTGGAGCTTCTTCAAGCATGTATTATTTTAATTCAGCAACATCAAGATGGCAATACCCAACCGCATCATTTGCATCCGGACAATTTGACGTAGCTAATCCTTTTGGTGATGCTGTTGCTGAAAGACTTATTGAAGTTGATAGAGGATTTAATGCTTTTGGATTCAATCTAGCATCGGGGTCAAGCAATCGATCGTTAGGTACAAAGTCAACAGATGCAAACATCGGCAAGAACTGGACAAAAAATAATGAAATTCAATCTTTAATCAAAAAGTACGATAAAAGTGTTCAAATAGATCAAAGATATTCTGCAAATAATGATGAATCTTTTTCAGTACCAATTCAACAACCATTCTTGTTAGAAAAGGCAGTCATTGAACTGCCTTTAGAGGCAGGGCCAGGATGGTTTAATGATAAAACAAAATGTTTTATCCCCTTGACATACACATCCCCAGGTTCTCCAGATGAAGTTGACATACCAACGTTTGATGTTGGAGGACCAGGATTAACTGTCGCTTTATACAATCAAATTTCAATTGGACCTAATAAGAAAAAAAGAGATCTTGTATTGTCTGGAACAATTACTCATGAATTTGATGATGTCGCGGAAATATCGTTCAAAAACTCTCCAGATGTACCCGCGGGGGACGGTTCCGGATTTAATGACATAATCAGTGGAGAAATTTGGCAAGTGTTCCCGCAAGGATTCCGAGCATATTCAACCCCAACCGCTGTGATAAAAGGTATTTCGAGTGGTTCTGGGTATTATTTTACTGGAAGTACAACACTAAAATGTACAGCAGAAATTTCAAATGGAGTCTTGATAAGAGATTCTTTTTACCTAGGTCAAGCGTACAATGGGCCAGGGTCAGGCTGGTACATGGATGCCGCGCTAAATAATTTGTTTAGCTCGTCTGTGTGGACAACACCAGGATATAATGGATATGAAAGTTTTTTTAACGATGGAACTTATGGGTTTCGTAATAGAACAATTTGCTCTATAAACAATTTTGGTCGTGGATGTAGCGGATTTGAACCATCAGGAAGGTCAATTCTTGGAAAAGAATACGTTACAGCACAAGGTAAAACAGATTCATACGATAACCCTTTTTATCTTTATCAAGATGTCAATACACTAGCTAGCATAAAATCTAAAATCAATTCACCTTCCTATGATGCTGACAATATCGTTTACGCATCATCATTAGTGAGTAAACAGCAATCTGTTACATCTCCATATCTTCTATTACCCGGTGATAGGTTGGTCTTATCAGTATCAAAGACTAGGCCAACGTTCTTTTCTACTCTTACTACTTCGCCTTATACGTCTGGATCAATTCAACATGATATTAAGTTAACAACAGGAAGTATTAACATCACGCTGTATGGAAGTTTAATAGCTAATGGACAAGAGTTCCATGATACATTAAATCAACCTTTAGCGTCTGACGCAGTTCATGAAGTTGTTATTGGAGAAACGAAGACATGGTAGCCGTTCTTGATCAATATGAAGTAGAATATAAGGAAACCTATATTTCTGGAACTTATGACCAAGTTGTCATGGGAAAAATGTTTTACCCCGTAACCATCCTAGGCATTAAAAAATACGTTTACGGTAACCGTGGCGTCGTTTACGGGGCAATCAATAGTGATCAGGCACCTTTACCTGGAACTGGATTGTTTGATTTTTCTAATTCGCTTTCTTATAGACTACAACCATATAAAGAAAAAGCAGGAAACTGTAAGGCTGCAAAACATACATGTTATGAAGAAAGAATTTATGACACATTAGTGCCAAATCCAATTCCTTGTTTTAAAATAAACGGAGCTAGTGTATCCATGTCAAGTACTTCATTTTCAGAAGGAATTGGAGGCGGCGGCTTTGGAGCAATAGACGTTGAAAATGGGCTAATAATGTTTGATAATCATGTACCAGATCAAAATGGAAACACTAAAAACCTAAATGTTGCAGTTGATAAACATTGGACAAAATCATATCCTTTTGAACCAAGATATAGTGCAGTAAAAAGACAAAAAACAATTAATTTTAATTGTGAAGCATCATATGTTTTAAATTTTGCTTCTTCAACAGCAACATCTTTACCGATAAAACGAAAATTAAAAAACCTAATTGTAGGAACTGTTGGAAGAAATAATATTAATAGATTTAATAAATCCACGAAAGATTTTGATTATTCTTTACCTGAAAGTGGAGGATGGAAACATTATTGGTTAGCAGATACAGTTGCTATAACGCCAGCCGTCGGAACTGCCTTAACTGGATCTACAACACAAAATGATTTAATAAAAACATTATTTGGATTTGGAGATTCAACATCAACATTTTTTGATTCGCAAATAAAGGATTCTAGTAGTTTAACAGGATACGCATTAAAAGGAACATCAAATTGGCCAGAATTTAGAGCTAGAAACAATACAATAACGTCAGTTGGATATGAAGCAATAACTGGAAGTTATTGGAATTTTGGTCCTGTTATTAGAGGATGGAAATACGGTTTATATAACGGTTTGCCTGATTTTTCTTCAGCATACTTTAGGCAAGGAAAATATGGGCAGTTTCGAGATATGTTAGAGCAAAGGTTATTCACCGTTTTTAATAGTGATAATTCTTCTAATTTTTCTTCAACATCACAAGTAAACACCATGTTGACAACAAAGAATGTTTTAGAATCTAATGTCCCTGTAACTGTAAAGTTTCTTGATTCAAACGAAAATTTAACTAACCCGATAAATACGCATTCACAAAATCTAAGTATGCATGCAACATCATCACTTCCATATTTCGATCTTCAAGAAAGAAACAGACCTGCTACATCTCCGTTATCAAATCTTACATTAATAAATTTTGGGTTTGATTTGGCCGGTAACGTAACACTTTAGTTTATTATGAGCCTTAAGAAAAGATATGGCCTTATGCCGTGATTATTTGACATGTCAATAACGAAAAAAAAAGTAGATGAATCTGGTTTTATCTTTGCAAGAGATAAAACTACTAATAATATTCAGGCAGCTGTTGTACCTTCTAATTTCCAAATTGGATTAAATGATTCCCCAGCTGATTTAACGTTAACAGGAAAATTTTCAGCTTCAAAAAAAGATTATTTTGCTAGTCAATCAAATCAGTGGAATATTACTATTGATAACCATATAACGGTTGCATCAATATCTACGACATACTCTTCTTCATCTCGACCGTCTGCAGGATATGTTGTAATAAATCTTCCAAAAAATCCTAGAGTAGGCCAACTTGTAATTATTAAAGAGTTTTCTGGTACTGCTAGCGTAATACCATTGAGGATATATGACTCTTCTTCTAAGACGATAGACGGTACAAGTTATAAGACGATATCTTCAGATTATGGAGCATTACAATTTTTCTGGCAAGGAACTAACTGGATTTCTATCTCTAACGCTACGGTAGCATCTGGTGCAGCGCCAGATTCTGCTTCCTATGTTGTCATCGGTTCTAACGCTACGTTGACGAACGAAAGGATACTCACCGCTGGGTCAGGTATTTCTATAGTAGACGGTGGAGCAGGAGCTGCTGTTACAATATCAGCTACGGGAGGAGGTTCAGGCGACGTAGTTGGACCAGCATCATCTACCGATAACGCTATTGTTAGATTTGATCTAACAACTGGCAAGCTAATACAAAACTCAGGCGTAACAATAAGCGATTCAAACGATATTATAACCCCAGGGGACGTAGCTATTAACGGTGGGGATTTAACGTCCACCGCTACCACGTTTAATTTATTAAATTCTACTGTAACAACCCTTAATGTTGGGGGTGCAGCGACTACGGTCACCGTGGGGGCATCTACGGCAGATGTCGTAGTTGGTCGTGCTGAAATCGGTGCTTGGCCAGCAGGAACAAGTTATGCCTTTTTTGGAAATAGCGATTACAATCATTCTGTTGCGGGAAATTACGCGTTAATTCAAGCTTCATCTGCCGGCACAAAAAACACGTGGTTAAATGCCCCAACCGGCGGAAAAGTTTACATAGCTAATAATGATGCTGCGCTAGGTTATCTAGACGATAACGAAATTTCCTTAACAGGAAAAGCCAGCACAACCCAGACAGTAACCCTGGGATCAACGTATGGGTCGTCTTCGTTAACATTATACGCTGGTACCGGTGGAATACTTTTGTCTGGATCCACCACGATTATTTCATCATCACTTGATGTTGCATATCATTCTTTCTCTCGTGCAGATGCAAGATTAGGAAATGCAGAAGTTGGTTCTTGGCCTTGGGGTAATTTCAATGACTATGCATCTCATTTTGCGATGTTTGGTAATGAAG